CGCTACGCTTATCGTCCCCGGCTGTGCTGTACGGGTGCCCCTCGGGCAGTAGGTCGGTGTCGTGCGGCGCCTTGCCGCGCGGCTCGCCTGTCCGCAGAAGGAAAAGGAAGCTCTCCACCCGCGCGAACGCCCACTGCTCTGCGCTATTGACGGTTGGGCGCACGCTCTCTGGATTGGTGTTGTAGGCGCCGATGCCACGCTTCCACACCTGCGCCAGCACTTCCGCCGTTGTCGTGCGGTCTGGATCGTCGTCTACTTCCTCGTTGTGCTCGCTCGCCTTGCGCCGCAGTGTGCGCTGCACGTCCTCGTCCAGCTCTGCCAAGGCCGCACGTGCGATGGCTCGCTTTTCATCAACCTTTGCCTTTTCAGCGTCCAGCAGCTCCTTCATATAGTCTTCGCCACGGTCGCCCACCGCAAGCCACTTGACCTGAGCAACCACGCCGGCCAGACGGAAGTCTGCACGGTGGCGCGCCACCCACGCCTCCCGCAGCCGGATGGCTCCTTCCTCGGTTTCGTTCCGTGGTGCCATACGGCCACCACGGCGGACGATCGGCGCCAGCTTCTCATACTGGCTATTGCCGCGAATGTTGCCACCCTTCCGCCAGATGCTCGGGTAGTCGGTGCGCAGGCGCTCCGCATAGCGGAGGTCGAACAGCTCCCACTGGCTATTGCGCAGGTTGACCGTCTCGTTGTCACCTTTGGATGGGAAGTTTGTTGGATCAGTATCGCCCACGGCCTTGTTGAGAGGGGTGATGTCATCTGCATCACCAGCCGCTGCAGTCGTGTTGCCGGTGTCGCTTGCGTAGCTGTTGGCCGGGGCAAGGCCAGCGACAAGCTGATGGAGCGGAAGCGGCCCCATGTTCGTATCAACCAGCGGAACGTCGCCGCCGTTGACTGGCAGCAAACCCATCTGCGCCCGCACTTCGTTGATCGTCAGCACACCTCGCTTCACAAGGTAGTCGTTGGCTTCCGCTCGCTGCAGCTTCTGCAACGGCGTCAGTGGTTGTGCACGGTCAAAGCCGAACAACACCTTGCCTTGTGCTTCCTTTGGAAGCAAACGCGGCAGAACCTGTGCATTGACGCGAGCCTGCAGAAGCTCCAAGATGGGGCCGATCAGGTGGCTGGAAGCAACGTCCAGCTGCACGTTTGCAGTAGCCCGGTTGATAGTCTCGGTGTCGCCCAGCTCAATCGGCTGCACACCAAACACACGCCAGATCGTGCGCCGCAGACCATCAACCACATCAAGCAGCTGCACGTCTTTCAGCGGGCGCCGCAACTCCACCCACTTCGCGTCGATGCCACCCGGTTGAGGACTTGTCAGCACTCGCAGCTTGTGGTCCTTGCCGCGCATCACCTGCAGGTCGGCGCGTGCGCGCTCTGCCGCCGCGCCGGCCACACCGCCCAGCACCAGCAGGCCGGGAGGGATCTCGTCTGCGTCCATTGCGAGCATCGCGTGCTCGCTGGAAAGAAGTACGGTGACACACTCGTTTACCAGTGTGTCGAGCAAGCTGACGCCGAGGTTGGCGCGGTTGTTGCGGAACAGAGACAGATAGCAAAGCCGCTCGGGCGGCATCTTCACAATGATGTCCGGCTGCCCCGTAGGCACACCCGTTTCACTCTCCTGCTCGTAGCGCAGCAGCACGCCCTTGGCGTCGGTGACCGGGAACCAGCTGCTTCCAAGCCAAGGAACCAGCTCCAACAACTTCCCACCCTGTTCATTCAGCTCCAACACGCCAGCGTCGTACACCAGCAGGTCGGTCACCACGCGCGTCATCACTTCTTGCCACGTTTCCCCGTTGCGGCTCGGCACCTGCAGCCAATCACGGGCAATCTGTGACGCCTCCATCATACGCCCATACTCAGCGGCGTTGCGCGGGTCGGTGGTAGGCTTCACATACCAGTCCCACGTGGCCACCCGGCGCACGATGCTATCCACGCAGGCACGAACGTCCGGCGTTTGCCGGTACAGGTCCCAGCACTGAATAGGCATGAGGTTGCGCCAGCGACTGAAGAACGAGTAGTGACCGGGGCCACCACTGTTTGCCGCATCGTAGGGCGGGCCATCAAGCGCCTGCGCATACCCCAAACGCTCGCGTGCAGTCGGACGACGATGCTGGCCGGTAGCCAGCCAGCCACCAGCGGACGGAGCCTGGGCCTGCGCCCGCCCCACTTGCACCACGCCCAGCGGCATCAGCTTTACGTCGGCCATCATCCCTCCACGGCGCCAGCCTACACTATCGTCCAGCGAGCAACCTTACGAACCCACTCAAACCACCACGCGCGCCCTCGGGCATGGTCGGCTGATCGCATCCAGGGGTAACACCAACGAACCCGCCAAAGATGCGCGCCATCAATCTTCCCGTGCGCTGGTCCGACTGCTCTGCTCCAGCCTCCCATGCTGAACGCAACGCTGAAACCAGCGCACGCTGCTCGGCCACGCTTGCGCGTGCAATCAGCGGTTGTAGGTCGGGGTGTGCTTCCAGCAGCTGTGCAAGCACCATCATCAACCCTGCGTCACCCATGATACGCCCCCTGCGTGGCCATGATGTCGGCCGCGACCCTGGTGTATGCGTCGCTAAACCTGTAGTGGTCGTCAAGGTTGCCTTCTGACCACACGTAACGGGTGCCACTTTCGTTCATCACTCGCTTAGGCGCCTGCATCTGATCGGCCCACCCCGGCACTCGCCAGACGTCCTCTGGCCAAGTGCGGCGCGCCGGATGCACGCGCGCATCATCCATCGTCGCGTCCAGCAGCTGCGTGCGGTCTACCGTCACCAGCTTGCGATCGTAGTCTTGCCGCAATCCGTAGTCTTGCGCCCCCACACGATCAGTAGCGTGGAACTGACACAACCACACATCACAGACACCCGTTTCCGTGCATCTGTCCCTAAGCTGCTGTGCTGCCCGCGTTTCCGGCCGAGCATCCACCACAGCCACATTCACACGGTAGCGTACAAGCAAGTCATACACCGCGTCAAAGGTGCCCACTTCCCCCGTCCAGCGCCCGATGCGCACGTATCGCTGATCATCGTCACGCTGACGCACCACGCAGATGTCTACGTTTAGCGAACGGCTGCCGACGTCGATGCCAGCGACCACCTGCTCATACACCAGCCCCGCATCGCCACCTTCATCCATCGGATCACCACAAGCGGCGCGGGTCAGCATATCCATCGTCACCGCGCTTCCTTCCGGCGCGTAGGGCAACCCAAGCACTGATGCATAGAAAGCAACGAGCTTGGAGCCACTACCTTGTGCCTCCATCCATTCCCGCCAAAGCGGCCTTAGATCCTGGGAAAGAACGTCAAGCCGGCTGATATGGTAGCCGCGACGGTGCATATCCGGCCTCTCTGCAACCCACTGGCCACCCTTCGCTTCTCGGTCAAACGGTCGGCCACAACGCCGGCACACGGGTCGCAACAGCCCATCCTCCGCTCGTGCCTTGTCACGCACCTCCCACCGTCCAGCATCGTTGCGAGTGACCACATTCACAAGCCAGTCCAGTGACTGACGCTCGTTGCAGTGCCCGCAGCGATGATGCCACTTGCGACCATCACTTTGATCGTAAAGCGCGGCGACACCCTCACGTGGCAGGGTCGGGTTGCCAATGCGAAACAGCTGCGGTGCAGAGCTGGCACGAAGCCGGTCACGCGCAAAAGCCAAGTGCTCTTGCACGCACCTGTCAAACTCGTCCACCACCAGCACGTCGGCGCTGAACTCGATGAAGTCGTTGACGGTGTTGGAGCCAAGGAACAGTAGCGCGCCTTGTCCAAACCGCTTGTGACGCACGCTGCCGATGTCTCCGTGCGCCAGCTTGCCGGCATAGGCCGGGACCTGTTCCAACAGCGGGTGGATGCGGCGCTGCACGAAGCGGTCGCGCAGCTGAAAGCTCGGCAGCACGTATGCGCAGATGCGGCCCGCCCATCCAGCCCGTTCCAGCGCAAGCTGCACCAGCAGCTCACTCCATCCAACCTGCACACACTTCATGGCGTCAAAGCCGTCAATGCGCGGCGCGTCGCAGTAAAGCTCCACAAGGTATGGCTTGTCCTTGAAAGACAATGGCTCGCCACGGGTTGTGCGATGGTGGCGCATTGCGATGCCGAGCAGCGGGTACTCAGTGGACAAGGTGTCCACCACCTGTGTCGTCGGCGCTTGTAGATCTGTCAGGCGATCACGTGCCACTACAACACCTTCTTTCCACGGTTCATTGCCAATGCAGCCAACACCGGGCGCGTTGGACGGCCCGGATGATATAAACGCACGTTGCACGTGATGAACTCGCGCTTCTGTGCGCTAAACGTCCTGCCACGCAGCCCAGTGTCCCGCATCCAAGTCAGTTCTTGCGCGTACCAGCCTGCTGACATCAACTCAGGCAGCGGCTCGGCCTCTGCCACAGCAACAATGCTACCGGCTTCCGCCCACGCCAGTGCCAGCTTCACTACATCAACACGCGACAACACATGCTTATAGCCGGTTGTGCCTTTATACGGTGGGTCAATATAGACGGTTGCACCGGCTTCTATTGGCACTTGCCGGGCATCGGCATACACACGGGCCGGCAGGGCGGCGTGCAACACGCGCAAGCGCCGCCACAGCCCCGGTAGGGTCATACCTACAGTGCCCGCACTGCTGGCACCCGGCCCCCGGTATAGCTCGTCCCACATGGTCCAAGCGGCAAGCAACGTATGCCGCGCCAGTGCGCGCGGCGTGGCCTGTGCCGTATCTTGCTCTGCCCGTAGCGCCCGCCATAGGTCTTTCGGCGGCTCGTGAGCCCAGCTTGCCAACACGTCTGCAGCCTGCGGCCACAGCTCTGGACGCGCGTAGCTCTCCAATAGCAACCGTGCCCCCACGTCTGGCTCGGCCCATACGTATTGTTGCGCGCCCTGACCCGGCATCATTCCGAGCACTCGCAGCGTAGCTTCTGCGAAGTTTTGCTTGCTGCCCATCCGGCTAACTGGCGGCTTTCGCTCAGCGTCGTGCAGTCGCAAGCTAACAGCAGCCGTACCTGCACAAAGCTCAACGAACATCGGTTGTTCCATCTACAGGCACCAGCCGCAAGCCATATTCATCACGGCCTTGCGGGATGATGATACCGGGTCGCATCACCAGTCTGTTGCGTGCGAATGGCTGGTAGTCTACGTGATGGTGCCACCGGCCAAACTTCCATACTACCTTCACAACATCTGGATGCTGGGCCGCAAGCGCATCAGCAAACTCACGTCTGTTGTTGGTCTGCTTATACAGCTCGTCTGTGTTGCCGCCCTTCATCACCATCGTCGTTACCTTGTCGCCGATAAAGGCGTTGACAAGGATTGTGCACTTCCCTTGCTTCAGAAAGCGCAGCGAAAGGTCCGTGTCCTCATTGTACCTACCACGCCAGCGTAGTGTCTCACTGTTGGAAAGTAGGATCATTGAGTAGATGCGGGTGTTGAGGTATACGGGCGGCAGCATGGAACGCTGGGGCGCGAACTTCTGATATTGCAGGCCAGCCATCGGCACATTCTCATAGCGATCCACCAAGTCCTCAACGACGCGCAAGAAGGTTCCGTCGCCCACTGGGAAGATGGTGTTCTTGTGCACCCTTCTAAAGATGGTGATGTTGTCGTCGAAGATCCAGTGACGCTCAGCCCCAGTCGCCGTTGCGTGATCCCACACCCAGTTCCGCGCAGGGATGCCACCTTGGCCAAGGTTGGAAAACGGCAGCACGAGCACGTCGCCGCCCCGTGTCGTTGCTCTGTACGCTTCTTCCTCTTGTGGCTCCACAACGATGGAGTAGGGGATGCCGAGGCGGTGAAACACGCGCGCAGTTGAGCCGGTAGTCGCCCGACCCTTACTGATGATGTAGACCGGATACCGCGGGTTCACTTGTCTGACTTCCAGACGAACTTGGTCCAGTCGCGCGGCTCAATCGGAGGGAACCAGAACGACTCTGTGTTGAGGCCACCAGAAGCGCGCAACGTATCGGCACCGATTAGACGCCTAAAAGCTTCATAAGCCTCTTGCGTTAGGAAGTGGACACGGACGCTTTTGTACGGCTCTAAGTCCTTTTGACCCATCTCTGGCAGACCCTGCCAGACCCCGTGCTCCAAGGTCGGGGCCTTCAACACGCTATCCTTTGGCTTCACTTTCCTCAGAACACTTTTGGCTTTCATCCAACCTCCAAACCTACACTGTCGTAGGTCAACGACGCGGGCGCAGCGGGGCAAGGGGCGATTGCTCTGCCTGCGGCGGGTTGCTGATCAACGACCACACGCTGTAGCGGTGCCCATCGCCACCCTGGTACACGCGCACCCGCACACCCACACCATGCAACACGGCGCGGCCCACCGCGCTGGCGTTGGCCACGTTGAGCAAGTGTTCCAGCGTCCGGCGATCAAGGAACATGCGCACGTCCTGCGCGGCCAGCGGCCCGCCGACTACGCTTTCGCCAAGCAGGTTGTCTTGCAGGCCGGTCGGGGCCACGCCCGGTCCATGCTCAACGATCGTTCCCGGTGGCATGATGATGCTGCTCATTCCTCTGCTCCGTTAGTGATGTCAATCACACGTGCGCGTGGAACGGCTTGTAAGATAGTAGCCAGCTCTGCCACTTCCTCCTGCATTGCGGTGAGTAGTGCTGGCCCACCACGTTTGCGAGCATCTGCCAATCGCGCACTTTCTTGCGTCACTTCATGGGTATGGGTGTGTTGGACTTGCACTTGACCGGCCACAGCTACCTGCTCTGTCGGTAGTCCAGTCAGTAGTGCGCGGGCTTTGATCAGCTGCGGAATGTCACTG